ACCTAGAGAACTTGCTGTTGTGCGTAGAGTACCTAGATATAAACTTGCACAGATATATCCAGAATTTGCAGAACAAATTTTAAAACAAGATGATGATGATGAAACAGGACAAGAATATCAAGATTATGCTACACCATTTATGTCATATGATACTAACCGTGAACAACAATGGGAAGATAATACTTCTCAAGGTGTACGAGTTATTGAATATTATGACCAAGGTGGAACATACATAATATTTCCTGAACGTAGATTAATACTAGATTTTATACCTAACGTACTATCAACACCACCATTTGTATTTGTTAAAAGAGTATCTTTTGACATGCTTAAAGGACAATACGACCATGTTATTGGCTTGATGGCTATGATGGCAAAAATAAATATTATGTCAGCAATAGCTATGGAAGATTCTGTGTTTACAGAAACTAACATATCAGGTGAGATAGAATCTGGACAATATAGAAAAGGTAGATTTGCAGTAAATTATCTTGCACCTGGTACACAAGTTTCTAAACCACAAAACAATATGCCATATCAATTGTTCCAACAAATTGATAGGTTAGAGCGTCAACTTAGATTAGTAGGTGGTTATCCAGTTACTGATGACGCACAGTCACCTAATAGTTTTGTTACTGGAGCTGGACTTCAAGAACTTAATGGTGCTATGTCATTAATGATTAATGAGTATAGAGAAATCATTAAACATGGTCTTATTGAAATGGATTCTAAGAGATTAGAAATGGATACTGTTTTGTCTTACTCACAAGCTATAGGTAAAAAACCTATGGCTGGTTATCTAAACGGAACAGCATTTTCTGAAAACTATAATCCGCTACAAGATATTGGTGGAGATTATAGAACAAGACGTGTCTATGGTGTTATGGCTGGATTTGATGAACCACAAAAAATTGTAACTGGTTTGCAATTATTACAAGCTGGTGTTATAGACGTAGAAACTTTACAAGATAATATTGATGGTTTAGAAAATATACAAAAAGTTCAAGAACGTATTCGTAAAAATAAAGCAGAAAACGTTTTATTTGATGCTTTATTACAAAGGTCTGCACAAGGTGATGTACAAGCAACTATGGCTGCTATAGCTGTTTATGAAAATCCAGCTGCTATATTAGATATATTTAGACAGTTTTATACACCACAAGAACCACAGATGACACCTGAGCAAATGGCTATGATTGAACAACAAATGATGCAACAACAAATGGGACAACAACCTCCTAGTATTGCTGCTGCGTTTGGAATGTAATGAGATGGATGAATTTTACGAAGGTGAATTTTGGGAAATGGTTTACCAAGAGTATGGAGTTGTAGACGAACTAGACATTCTTTCTGAGAATGTTATAGAAATTATACAACCTCAACCAGGTATAATTATTTTAATAACAAAGGATATGTATGGGGAACAAGAAACGGACTAATAGAGGTGGCTACAGACAACCAGCTGAACCTGCTTATGTAAAAGCTGCTGGACCTGGTGCTAGAGCTGGAGCTAACAGAACTGATGGTGGAGCTGCTAGTCTTAAACAACCTATTAGAAGATTACCTGATGCAGGTTATCAAGAAAATAAAGCATTTGTTGCTGCTCAAGAAGCTGTAAATGGCTTACCTAAAGCTGCACCTACACCTGCTCAAATAGTTAAATCAGCTGGTGGTAGTAAACCACAAGTTTTTACAGGAACAGAGTTACCTGGACAAGACCCTAGAGCTGGTGGTGCAACTGGTCAAAGTATTGGTGTTGAAGCTATAGCATCTGCACAAGATGATGTATATGTTTTATTAGATGTACTTGATTCAAGAAATCCTAACAATCCTTTAATACAACAACTTAAAAATACAAGAGCAGTACAAAAATATAATAAAATATAATGCTTAACGATATATACGATATAAGCAATTTAGGTAATCAAAGTCAACGTTTAAAATCACGTTATAAACAAATGAATGATTATATTGCATTAAATCCTGCATTTGAACAAAGATATTTAGCATTAACAGAACGTTATAATTTTCCTCCTGAATTATTAAAACCATTAGCTGAACAAGAAGATATACCTGTAGATGCAAAAGCATTACAAGAATTAAGCGATATGTGGGTTATGGAAAAAGCTGTACAAGCTGCTAATGACTGGGCTGATGTTTCAAAAGAATATAAATCTCGTGGTTACAACGATGATATGCAAATGAATATGTTACAAGTATTTGGTATTGGTTATGGAATTGATAATGCTTTATGGATGCTTAGAAAAGGTGTAGAAGCAGTTACACCAATTGAATTTGATGAATCATTTGGAGAAATTGATATACCAGGATTTGGCCATTTAGATTTAACTCCGGAAGATTTTGTTGGACCAGTTAAAATGGCTAAAAATTTGTCTTTATGGACAATGGCTACATTTGATGCAATATCTGAATTATATGTAAAATATTCTCCAAGTTATCGTTCATCTATTGAAAAACCATATTTAGATAAACAAACAAATAAATTAATTTATCCAGAAGAATATGAAAAATTAAGTCCAATTAAAAAACATATAATGCAATATCCAGGTTTGAATTTATTATTACCAGAAAATAAAGCTTTATTTAATGGACGTGTATGGGCATATGCTCAACAAATGAATGCTATGGATGAATATTTAGAAAAAGGATATACTCAACAATATGCACAACAATTTATTCCTATTGATTTATCTAAAACAGAAGTTAAAGGTTTAGGTAAAAAAGGTAGTTGGTTACAAGAAACCAAAGATTGGATTAAATTTGCACAAGAAGCAAAAAAACAAGGTGGTAGTCCATATTTATTTGATATGCTTAATCAAGTACGTTCAGGTCAAGCAGTAAACTACAATAGAGAAAATATTGTTAGTGTTGAAAGTTTAATGGCTAAAGATAGTCAAGGAAATTATAAACCTGAAATATTAGAATTAATACAACGTGGTTGGTCTGATAAAGATGCTGAAACAATTTGGTATGCATACAATGGAAAACCTATTGTATTACCAAATGAAAATGGAACAATTAATTGGACTTCAATTCAAAGACCACAGCAAATAGAAGCTTTTGCTGGTAGAAAATTTATATATAATCCTGATTTAGCACAAGAATATGCTGAAAATAAACAAACTAATTTAAATGAAGCATTAGGTATTGAAATACCATATTCATCTGGAAGATATCAAGCATCATTAAAGTTTGATGTTGGTACTGATGAATATAACAATTTATCTGGTTGGATTGATGGATACGAAAGAATAGTACCTGAACTTTTTGGTGGAGGTGCTATTAAATTTTTAAAGAAAAGTAAAAAATTATTAACAACATTAAATAAACTTGATAGATTTAGTGATGCTGAATTATATAGTCCAATTAAGAAAAAAGAAATAATTACAGATTGGATTAAGTCAAATAAAGCTAATCCATTAAATGGTAATTCAATAGATAATGTTGATGAGTTTATTGATACTTTTGATTACACTATTAGCTCTAAAAAATTAATTAAAGAATTATCAAACGATTTAAAATTAGCTCGTCAACAAACTGCTAAATTACGTAAAGAGTGGGGTTTATTTGGCGGTAGAGCTACTGGTATGTTTAATACTACAACTGAAAAAGTTGTTAAAAATTTAACTGATAGCGGTTTATTACAAAAACTTGTTAAAAATCAAAGTCCTGATGTTTTAATTAATAATCCTTGGACTAAAAATATGCCTGAACAGATACATCAATTGTTGTTAGAAACTGACAATTTAGATAGTATGCAAAAAATATTTACTAAAATTTATAGTGACCAAGGTTTGAAATTGCCTGGTATGAATCAATTATTTAAATTAGATACTTTACCAAAAGGTCAATCTAATTTATTAAGTGCAGCTTTAACTAAAGCAACAGGTACTCCTGTAACAGTTCCTTCTTTAGGAAGTTTAACTGGTAGAGTTGCTAACAGAACTCTTAAAGCAATAGATAGTGTTGGTAATATACCTAGACAATTTAATTCTGGTGGATTAAAAATGATTAAACCTAAAATTCTTGATGGTAAAAGAGTTCTTAACAAAGAAGAATTTTATCGTTGGACTAGAACTGGAGATGAAAGTTTAGGTAGAAATTTAGGTTTTTATTCTGAATTTACTAATGGCATGTCACCTCAATGGCAAAAGTTATTTGGTAAACAACCTACACAATCTTTAAATTATTACAATAGAGGCAAAGCTTATGAAACATTGATTAGGCATTTAAAAACTACAGGTTATGGTTCAGCTAAAATTGATGTTATATTAAAAGATTTTTACAATATTGATAAATGGACTGTTACAAATGTTAATGATTTTGCAAAAAGATTAAGAGATGCTGACTTATCATTAATAAGAGAAAGAGTTGGTGAAAGTAGAGCTAATATCTTAAAAAGAAGAATGGATGCTTTATATGCTGATGAAACTCAACTTAAAGGTTACATGGCTGACCCTGAAGGAAGATTGGTTAATGATTCATACACACCAAGAATTGTTGACCCAAATACTGGTAAAACTGCATTTGTTCACTCTCCAACTTTAATATCTGAAGCTGCTGACCAAGGTGCATCATTAACTAACAATAGGTTAATGAATAGATTACTTGGTAGATTTTATACTGAAATAGAACCATTAATGTCTGGTAGAGGATTTATAAGCAATTCTTTAGACAATATGAAAAAATTAATAAAAGAAAATGGTTTTTTTGCAGGAATTAAAATACCTACAACAAAAATTGAAAATGATGCGTTAACACAAGTATTAGATTTTTGGACACAATCTTATTTTAAACCTAAAGCTATAGGAAAACCTGCATTAACTCAAAGAGTTATATTTGAAGAACAACTTGCATTTTTAGTACATCCTGATTTAACAAGTTTTCTTGACCATCCAATACAAGCATTGCAATGGCAATTTAGTTATGGTCAATTACCAAAACGTTCTTTTATAGCAAAAATAATGAAAAAAATTATTGATTCAGGTGAAGATATAAATGGTATTACAGCATCAACTATATACCATGATGCTTTGCAAGCTAATTTTACTTATAGTGGTATGAATTATAAAAACATAAATTCAAAATTAATTAATTACGTACCAGTTTCATCAAAAAATCCTAAAGCATTAGAAGGTTATATATTTCAATATCATAAATTAAGAAATGATAAATTTGCTAAAAAAATTGTTGAACTAGGTTGGGATACACCAGAATTAATAGCTTGGACAAAAACTAATGAAGCAGCAAAAATGGTTGATGAATATATAGATACATTTGGTCCTCAAATGGAATATTTAAGAACAGAACAAGGATTAATGGAACATTTAAATAAAGTTGAAGCAAATATTCGTATGCGTACTGGTATGCCTATGAAAGATGGTGTTCATTATGGTATTTATGAATCAGGACCAAAACAAGGCATGCATTGGTTTGATAATTCATTTGATGATTTAGGTAACCCTGCTTTAAGGCAAGGTATATTATCAGGTAGTGTAGAAACAACAATTGGTGATGAAATAATTAAATTTAATTTAGCACCAGATATTTCTAATCCTTTTGCAAGATATAGCTCAAAAGAAGAAAAAGCTATGCAAGTAGGTTTTCAAAAAATTGTTAATTTAGAAGAATTAAATTTTGGTAAAGTTTTAATAAAAGACCCTAAAATAATTGACAAACCATTAGCTAGAGCAAATGAAAAATTAGATTATGCATTAGATTCTATTTTTAATTTTTTATTATCAGAACCATTAGCTAGATTACATCGTTCACCTAAATTTAAAGAATTTAGATGGTTGTATTTAACTGGTTCATTTGATACTTTTACTAAAAAATTACAAAAAGAATATATTGCAGAAGCTATAGCAGCAAAAATACCTAATAGTGTTATTAATGAATTAAAAGGTATTTCTTTATTAAAATCAGGAAAAATAGATAACTATCAAATGACAAGTGATATGGCATCTAGTTATGCTTTAACAAATCTTAAAGAGTTATTATACGATACTAAAACAAAACATAGAATATCTGAAATATCAAGAAACATATTTCCATTCCCAGAAGTTTTCTTTGAAATGGGAAGAAGATGGTCTAAATTGTACACAATGAATCCTTACTTTGTAAGGCAAGGTGCTATATCTTATAAAGGAGCTAGAGCAGCTGGAAATGTATATGCATATGAAAATCAAGGTACTTTTGTAAAAGACCCAGATACTGGTGAAGATATGTTTATTATGCCGTTTAATGCTAAAATGAATAACTTGTTATTTGGTCAAGATAGTAACTTTAAAATGATTGCAAAGGGTTATTTATCTGGTGTAAACATGATAAGTTCTCAAGTATTTCCAGCACAAACTCCATTAGCTGCTTGGAATATTAAATTTTTATTTGATAAAGTTGGTGTAAAACAAGAATTAGCAGATGACTTTTTTGGTGCATTTCCTCCACCAGATAACTTTGTAGAAACACTTGCTGGTGGTAGATTAACATTTTTAGATAAACTTAGAGCTAGTTTAGGTGGTGCTAAAGGCGGTATAGATTTAGTTAGAGAAGCTTTATCAGAAACATATGTTGACCCAGATAATAATTTTGAACGATGGGAAATGGATTCTAAAGTCGAACATATGCGTGCAGAAGCATCAATTGATGTTTGGGATGCAATTAAAGGTAGCCATGATGAAGAAAGATTATTATATTCAGGTGAGTTAGATAAATATATTTATAGTATTTATCCAGAATGGGATGGTAAAAGAGTGTTGGTTAATTTAGAAGAATTAACTAATGCATATTTAGATAATAATAATTTACCAATTGATTTGCCTAAAGGAGTATTATCTCCTGCAATATTAGATTTAGCTTTAATGAGATACTCTGCTCATAAAGGACGTTGGCTAAATTTATATAGATTTTTATCACAATTTGGTTTTATAACAGGTGCAGTATTTAAATCTGCAATAAAAGATAAATCAGGTAAATGGTGGATGACAGCTGTACTTGCTAATGAATATCAACTTTTATTAGATGAATTTGGTGGTGATGATGTAGCAGCTGCTAATGCATTTTATGCTAAACATGGTTTTGAACATGCTTATGTAACAACATCATCAAGAGAAAGAGATGTTAGAGCTAGAACATTTAATGCTAGTGTTAAAACTTGGAAAGATAAAAATGCTGATAATCTTGTTAGATTTAAAACAACTTATCAATTTTTAAACTTTGATAATCCAGAAATAGAACGTTCATATGCAGATATGATTGCACAAGCAACATTAAATCCAGCTGATTACATGTTATATGCTAATGATACAGCTGCTGGAGTACACTATAAAAAATTTAGTAGAGATATTGATGATAATCCTAACTTGTCATCTGCGGAAAAAGATATGTACAAAAAAGCATTTAGGCTTGCATTAATGGATATTAAACCAGGTTTCTTATCTGCTTATGGTCAAACTGATACACCTACATCACAAGTTAGATTTGATGAAATGCGAACAGAATGGCTTACAAGTGATTATGCATTAAATACAGAAGCTGGAAAAGGATTTGCAGAATTTTATGAAGGATGGAAAGATGCAGAAGAACTGTCAGTATCTTTAGGAAATAGTAGTACATGGTGGCGTAATTCTAAAGACCCTGTAGCATTTACAATAAGAAGTCAAGTAGCTGCATATGCATTTAGTGTTATTGCAGATTATCCTGATTTTTATCCAATATGGCAAAATGTAATTATTAGGTTAATGTCTAGTGATAGAGAATTTATGAAGTATAATACAGCATTAGAACAGAGAAAAAGAAAAGTTGGTACTAAGTAATGGCATTGTCACCAGAAAAAGTAAAAGAATTAGAAACATTAATTGCAGAAAATTTAGGTTTAGAAGAATTTTCATTTGCAGCATTTATGACAAATCCAGGTGATTATGGTGCAACAGTTGCTGATGCAGATTTATTAAAATATTATATTAATGATGATGTTGATAATCAAAAGTTTATATCATTATTTGATAGGATAAAAGTTAATGCTGTTAATTCTGGATTACCTGATGTTTCATTTGACGAAAGTGGAAATGTTATAGTAGGTGCTGGTATATCTAATGTACAAAATAAAAGATTTATAGTTGTAAAAGACGCTTCTGGTAATGTAGTTTATGATGAAAATGGTAATCCAAAAACTGTAGAAGTAGATTTAGAAAAAGGTATTTTTCCTGCAGAAAATTTTGTACAAACATTTGTTCAAACTTTAAATCAATCAGATGTACTTAAAATACAAGATTTAGCTGTAAATATGGGATATTTAGATGAAGAAGATTTAGGTGCTGAAATAAATGGAAATATGGGTATTGTTACAGAAAACTTTATATACCAAGTATTAGATTATGCAAATAAAGAATACGATGGTTGGTACGAAGGTTCTTCTGAACGTAATACTTTTTTAACTGAAGAAGAAGACGCAAGAAATAATAATAAATTAGCTTTAAACATTAATTCATTTTTTGGTGGTATAGATTATAGAAAAACTCAAATGAATGCAAATCAAGTATTATCTAGAGAAATATTTAGTAATGCTTTACAAGAATTTTTAACTAATACACAATCTGTTAGAGAAGGTGAAGAAGCTAAAATAGATAAAGCAAAAGCTGCACAAATTAGAGCAGCTAATATTAAACCTGATAGATTAACTTTAGAAGAAGAACTTAGCGATTATTGGTTGTCATTAACAGGTGACAAATTAAGTGACAGTAGAAAAGCAGATTTAGCATTAGAAATTATGCGTAACTGGAATCCATATGTTGAAGCATTGATTGCACAAGATAAAAGTTTACGTGCTGGAGAAGTTATGAATAAATTTACTGGTACACAAGCTTGGGAAAAAATGGGATTTGACCAGCCACAAATGGGCGGTTATGTTACATTTGAAGAAATTAAACCTGAGTTTTTAGCTGAAGACCCTAGACAAGTTGCTATAGAAGGTTTACAAGCACAAGCTAAAAAACAATCTGAATTATCTGATGAAGCTAATTTAATTGCTGAAACTCAAGCTGAGTATCTTAAATTTCTTATGGGAGGTAAATAATGGCTGAAATAGAAAAACCAGACACACCTACAAATGTAGTAGATGATAAACTTTCTACATTTGATACTACTTTAAATTCAGCAGATGGAAATGTAGAATTTTATATTAAGCATCAAGGAAAACAAGTATTAGCTAATGACATTAAATATAATCCTAACTTAGGAAGTGGTACTGAAAAATTTATTCCTGGTTTTTATGGAGAAC